TATATCGTGAATTGGGTGGATTTAGAGTAATGGTTTACTCTAAATTTGATAATAATGTTAATGATCTGACAGATTATGTAGTTGGAAATACTTTCTCTCGTGTTGGCATAATTAAAGATCCTTTAGAATTAAGTGGAACCTCTGTTCTAAATAAAAGGACAGCTACAGCTTTAGGTGCATTAAAATTAAAAGTTCCTGGTGGGTCGAGCACTCAATTATCAAATGTTGAGTACAAACCAAATGCAAGAATAACTCAATACTCAACTGATTCATCCGTTGGTATTGGAACTGCAGTTGGATATGTCGCATCTTGGGATGCAACTACTGGAGTGTTAAGATATTATCAACCAGTTGGTTTTTCAACAAGTGTTCTCTATAGTTATGAACAACGTAATTTTGTAGGAGCAGCTAATTCCATCGAAGGTGCAACTCATTTAAATCCAAGTCAAACTGTTGATAATTTAGTTATTGATACAGCATTCAATAAAGAATCTGTCTCAGTTGGAAATAGAGATGTAGGATTAGGTCAAAAATTCACTGGTGGAATAGCAAACCCAGAAATTAAAAAGTATTCTGGTGAGATAATATATATTGATAACAGAGCACCAGTAACAAGGACATCTTCACAAAAGGAAGAGGTAAAAATCGTAATCGAGTTCTAATCAGATGCCACAAAATACAAATTTAAACGTTTCTCCATATTTTGATGATTTTAATGAAAATAAAAATTATCATAAAGTATTGTTTAAACCTGGTTTTCCAGTTCAAGCAAGAGAATTAACAACATTACAGTCAATATTACAGAACCAAGTTGAAAAATTTGGAAGACATTTTTTCAAAGAAGGTTCAATGGTCATACCTGGTGGAACTTTTTACGATTCTAGTTATTTTGCTGTAAAGATAGATCCTAATTTCTTAAATATACCAGTCAATAGTTATACAAAATTTTTAGCAGATAACAAAATAAAGATAAAAGGTGAGATATCTGGTGTTGAAGCAACAGTGGTGAATAGATTGACTGCACCAGAGTCAATTGATGGATTTGACACATTATATGTAAAGTATTCAAAATCTGGAACAGATGGCACTAGAAGGACATTTCAGGATGGTGAAAATTTAATAACTTTATCTGGAATTACTTTTTTAAACACAAGTATTGCAGCAGATAGTCAATTTGCAAGATGTATTATTTCAAATTCAACCTCTACTGGATCTTCTTTCTCGGTAAATGAGGGTGTATATTTTATTCGTGGATTTTTTGTAAAAACAACTGCATCTACAGTAATTTTAGATCAATATGACAATTCTCCTAGTTATAGGGTTGGTTTTTTATTAAAAGAAGAAAAAACGATTGCATCATCAACAAATTCTGATTTATACGATAATGCTTTAGGATTTTCAAATGAAGCTGCACCTGGTGCAGATAGATTAAAACTTTCTGTAACTCTTCATAAAAAATCATTAACTGATATTGATGATAAAGATTTTATTGAACTTTTAAGAGTTGAAAATGGTTCCATCAAGGAGATGGTAACTAGGACTGAATATAATATTTTTGCACGAGAATTAGCACGAAGAACTTTTGATGAATCTGGAGATTATTATGTTAAACCATTTTCCATAGATGTAAAAGAATCATTAAATGATAGAATTGGAAACAGAGGAATATATTTTGATACTCAACAGACTCAAAATGGAAACACACCATCTGATGACATTATTAGTTTACAGGTTTCTTCAGGAAAGGCGTATGTAAGGGGTTATGAGATCGATAAAATAGGTTCAACGTCTATTGATGTACTTAAACCAAGAACAACTAAACTAGAGGAAAATATAAGCGTTCCAGTGAGAATTGGAAAATCAATGGAGATTACAAATATAGTGGGTTCTCCACCAATTGGTTTTACTGCACCATCATTAAAATTATTGGATAGAAGATTACTTGCAAATAAAGGTAAAGATAGTGGTGCAACAGTTATAGGTGATGTAAGAGCATATGATTATTCTCAAAAATCTACAACAGGAATAGCCGTTACAACTTTTGATTTAAAATTTTACGATATGCAATTATATACAGTTGTAGGTGTTGCAACTGTGTTATCACATGGAGTAGATGCATATGTAAAGGGTAAGTATAGTGGTGCAGTCGGATATGCTGCATTAGGAGCAAAAACAAATGTAAGTGAAATAACTCTTCGTGATGTCGTTGGAGAATTTCAAATAAATGAACCCTTAATACTCAATGGTGCTGAATTAGGAAATAATATTACAACAGTTATAGATAACAGTTTTGAGGATATAAAATCAATTCACGATGCTACTGGTGTTGGAGGTGGAGCAACAACTTTTGCTGCAAACTTAGTATTAGATCGTGATAAAGAAATATTTAGAGCTGGAGAGGAGATTAGCATACAATCTGGATTACTTCTTAGTCCATCAGTTAAAGACTATAGATCTGTAGTTAAAGTAAATGATATTATCGGTTTTACTGGAAGTCATACTAGAACTGATCAAACTTTTAACCGAGTAGATTCTATAGGTGTTGGTGGAACTAATTTCCAAATGGCAGCAGTTGCTACTGTTCCAGGTGTATGTGATGGTGCTCTTGGCAGCATATCACCTAATCATGTAACAATTAAAATACCAACACTACATGAAGCAGATGATCCTGGATTTAGAATTAAGTTAGCGGATAATTTTATCGCATCAATGAACGTACTAGACAGTTCATATATTACAAGAAAACAAATAACAAAATCAAATTACTCAGCAAGTGAAGTAACATTTAATATATCTGATGTAACTGGTTTAAATACTGATGATTTATTCTTTGAACCGTTTACCACCTCAAATTATACTTTAGAAATTGATACAACATCTGATTTTGGATTTGTTGAAACACTTCGTGATACAATGGTTAGTGTTGCGACAAATGGTAAGTCTATAACTATAAAAGGATTATCAAAAACAAGTGGTGATGCGACTTTAACCGCTTCTATTAGAAGAAGTAAATTAGCATCTAAAGAAAAATCAATAGTAAGATGTAGTGATTTGATTGTAAAAAAATCTGACTCTGATGCATCTGGTATTGGAACTACTTCTCTTGATGATGGTTTAGAGAGTAGTGCATTTTATGGAACTAGAGTTCAAGATGAAGAAATTTCATTAAATGTTCCAGAGGTAACTCGTGTATTAGCAATATTTGAATCAAATGATGTAAATGATCCAGATTTACCAACTTTAGTTGCAACTAATGCAACAGCATCATTTACTGGAAATGTAGTAGTCGGAGAACAATTTATTGGTGGAACTTCAGGAGCAGTAGCTCGTGTTGTTTCGGTTGTGTCTGGAACTGCAATTTCATTTGTATATGAAAATCAAAATACTTTTGAAATTGGAGAAAATATATCACTTAAAACATCAGGAATATTTGCTAAATTAACTAGTGTTCTTCCTGGTGATCGAAACTTACTTAAAAATTATACTCTAGATGATGGACAAAGACTCGAATTTGCAGATTTTTCTAGAATTGTAAGAAAATCAGGAGCAGAAAAACCAACTCGTAGATTAAGAATTATTTTTGATCATTTACTTAATAATGAAAATGCAGGTACTATTGAAACAGTTAACAGTTATAATACATTAAGTTACAGTAAAGAAATACCATTTGTTCTTGATAGATTCGCCTCTGATTTTATTGATTTTAGACCTAGAGTGGCACCATTTACAGCGATCAATAAATCACCTTTTGCTTTTAGTTCTAGATCTTTTGCTTCAACACAATCAGAAGTTGTAGTATCGAATAAAAGTGTCGTAGTTGATTATTCATACTATCAGGGAAGAGTTGATAGGTTATACTTAACAAAAGATGGTACATTCACTGTAAAAGAAGGAATTCCCTCAAGATTACCAAAATTACCTTTACCAAATGAGGAAGCTTTTGAAGTTTGTTCAATAGTGTATCCTCCATATGTTCGTAATGCTAATAAAGAAGTTATTGTCAAGACAATAAAACATAAAAGATATACTATGAAAGATATTGGTAGTCTTGAAAATAGAATCAAAAATTTAGAAAATTATACTACTTTATCTTTACTCGAAACAGACACTAAAAATTTATCAATTAAAGATCCAAATACTGGATTAGATAAATTCAAATCTGGATTTTTCGTAGATAATTTTAAAGATCATAGATCACATAATTTAAAAGGTGAATCAAAATTTGATATTGATTTAACTAAAGGTGAATGTAGACCAAGATCTACTGAAAGGAATGTGCCTCTAATGCACGAAACAAAGAGTACACTTGCAAATCCAATTACAACCGATTATAGATGGGCTGAGGACTTTGTAGATGGAAATATTACTAGAGATGGAGGTGCACTGTTCCTTAACTATACAGAAGTAGAATTTTTATCTCAACCTTTTGCAACAACAACAGAAAATATTAATCCATTCCATATAGCCCTCTATGCAGGATCAATTGAATTAAATCCAGAAACTGATTTTTGGATTGAAGAGGTTCCTCTCGGAGCTCCAGACATCTTTAATATTGACACTGCCTATAGTGCATTTGCAGAATTACTAGGTGTTGACGAAGAACAACGTGAAAATGGTGGAATGGCTTCAAGTTTTTGGAATTCTCATGAGCAAACTTGGAATGGTCGTGATAGTGCTACATTAGTGGGAGAAGAAATAACTGATTCTGTTGTTTTATCTGAAAATACAACTGTAGAACATTTAACTGGAAATGGTGTTAGAGATATAACAACTACAACCACAGAATTATTAAATACGATCACACAAACATTTGAAGAAACAGGTATAGAAAAAACTTTTGGTCTTCAATTAACACCAGTTGATCAAGTAATAGACTTAGGAAATAAAGTTCTAGGTGTAGATGTATTATATAACGTTAGATCTAGAAACATTGAGGTTGTTGGTAGAAAATTAAAACCGAATACAAGATATTATGTATTCATGGAAAATGTTGATATGACAGCATACGCTGTTCCTAAACTTCTTCCAATTACAATGTCAAGAGGATCATTCTCTGAAAATGATATAGTTGATAGTATAAATCCACCTGGATCTGCTACAGCAAGTATTAGGTTTAGGGTGGCAACATCAAATCATAAGATAGGAGAGTACAACAATCCGTCAGAAACTTATACCACAAGTCCTTATAATGGAGAGTCTTTATCTTCCACATATTCTAGCACAAGTTCAATTTTAAATGTTGATACTGGAGGATTAGCATTCCATACAACACCAGATCATCTTGGTTGGGTTAAAAGTGGAATGACTCTAGTTAATCATGATGGTGATGCAGAGGGTATTATTAATGATCTCACTTTAGTAAGTGATTCTGAGGGAGATTTAATCTTCTCATTACATATACCCGATCCAACTGTAGAGGGCAATCCTTTATTCAGCACTGGTGACAATACAATTAGAATTACTACAAGTCCAACTAACGCAAGTGTTTTAGATCCTGGTGAAAGTTCCGCAGAAACTAACTATCATGCGTCTGGTTATCAAACAAATACACAAGAACAAACACTTAATATTAGATCCCCTCAAATTGAAAGAAGACAGATTGGTTCTGATCAACCTATTTCTAGATTATTCACAAATACTAGACAAGAAGAGGACACAGTAACAACTACTCATGATACTGGTTGGTATGACCCTATCGCACAGTCTTTCTTAGTAGAAAGAGACCAGTATCAAGATGGTATTTTCATAACAAGTGGTGAGTTATATTTCAAAACTAAAGATAATGAAGTTCCTGTTACTGTTCAATTAAGAACAATGAGAGATGGATCACCAACAACCACTATTTTACCATTTGGAACGACACAAATAAATCCATCAGATATAAACCTATCAAATGACAGTAGTGTTCCAACAACATTTAAATTTAAAACACCAGTTTATTTGCAAAGTGGATATGAATATGCAATAGTTTTAATAGCACCGACTGAAAAATATCTCACATACATTACTAGAATGGGTGAGCAAGATTTGATTCTACAGTCTGTAAGTAATAGACAACCATATCTAGGTTCTTTATTTAAATCACAAAATAGTTCTACTTGGTCACCAAGTCAATTAGAGGATTTAAAATTTAAACTCAATAAAGCAAAATTCGTAACTAACGCTCCAACTAGTGTTCTTCTTCCAAATAGTGAACTTTTATTGGAAAGAATTAGAAAAGAAAATCCTGTTATAGGTTTTTCAAAGAGAATGAATGTTTCAATAGCTTCAACCAATACATCATTTGCACCTGGATCTGAACTTAAGCAAGGAACAAATACTGGTCGTATAACTGCCTCTGGTGGAGCAATAACAACTGGTACAAGTAAAGTAGATTTAGTTCCAAACACTGGAATTGGTCTAACACAAGGATCATTTAGTGGAATTGGATTTACAAGTTTGACTGGATTTGGTCAAGGTGCAACTGCAACAGTATCAGTTCAAGCGGGTGGTGCATTGGGAACTGCGAATATTAATATTACAAATGGTGGAACTGGGTATCAAGCAGGTGATTTATTGCTTATGAATTCTGTTGGATTTAACGGATCGGGAGTAAGGGTTATCGTTAAGAATACAACTGATACAAATCTATTGGTTGTTGATAATGTTAAGGATCACTTTGTAGACAGTCAACCTATGACACATATTACCACTAGTGGTGTGAATATTCCAATTTCAGCTGCCAATATTACTGGAATTAGTTCTGATCCAATTAGAGATGGATATACTCTTAGATTTGATCATAAAAATCATGGAATGCACTCAAGTACAAATAAAGTAAGAGTTTCCAATTTCCATCCTGATGTAAAACCAACATTAATAACTTCAAATGTAAATGATGACAGTACAACTATTGATCTTACAAGTGGTACTGATTTTGCAACTTTTGAAGGTCAAGCAGTTGGATCTGCACATACTGGATATTTACTAATAGATAAAGAAATTATTTCATATAAGTCTATTTCAAATAATCAAATAACAATTCATGAAAGATCTGTTGATTCAAGTTTAAAATCTAATCATAGTTCTTCCGCTTTAGCTCACAAATATGAATTTAATGGTGTATCTCTAAGAAAAATTAATAAAGACCATAATATTGACCCAAGAGAAAAAACATTTGACAGTTATCATTTAAAAGTTGCCGAAGGTGGAAAAACATTCGACATTACTAAAACTGGTGGTGGAGCAGAGTTACATGTTTCACAAAATGTTCCATTTGAAATTATTGATCCTAGAATTGCATCATTAACACCTACTGGAACTAATGTAACTGGAAGAATAAAAACAACTTCTGGATCAAGTTTAAGTGGTAATGAGGCTTCATTTGCAGATAAAGGATATGAAAATATAGCACTTAACCAATTAAATTATCTTGACAGTCCAAGAATAATTGCATCTAAGATAAATGAATTTGAGTTACTTGGAAATAGAAAATCATTTGGTTTAGAATTGACACTTTCAACTACAAAAGAGGACGTATCTCCAATTGTTGATTTAGATACTTTAAATGTTATCTTAATGAGTAATTTAGTTGATAGTAAAGTAACCGATTTTGAAACCGACAGTAGACCAAAAATATCTGGATTAGATCCCAATACTGCAATTTATGAAACTAGAAGAATAAACTTGGAATTTGTTTCTAATTCTATTTTTGTTCAATTTGATGGGCATAGAGAAGCAGAGGGTCAGTTTAGAGTATTCTATAAATTATTCAGAGGAGATGGTGATGATAAAAATCAAAACTATATCCCATTTAATACAAATGGATTACCAGATAAAGTTGTGAACCCAAATGCGGTTAGAAATGGATTTAGTGAATATAAGTTTACTGTTGAGAATACTGCACAATTTAATGGATTTATGATTAAAGTTGTTATGACATCAACTAATCAGGCAAAACCACCTAGATTTAAAAACTTCAGAGCAATAGCACTTAGATCATTTCAAATTGATGACTAATGAATAGATACTTAAAAGTTAAATCAGATGTATCTCTTGTTAGAGATACTAATTCAAACGCTATTGTTAATCAAAATAAAAGTGAATTTGATAAATTTATAAAATTATCAGAGAAAAAATATGAAGAAAAAATAAAATTTGATAAAATGCGTAGTGATTTGAATTCTTTAAAAAAGGATATGGACGAGATAAAAACTCTTCTTAAAAATATTATGGATAAATGATTTATAAATATTCCAAGATAGATTCTAATTAGTTAAATAATGGCAGCATATATTAGTAACATAGTAATTGATGCTGGTGCTGATTTTGACCAAGTTTTCAATTTAGAAGACACGGCCAACTCACCTTTAGATTTGACTGGTTTCTCAGCCACTTCAAAGTTAAAGAAACATCCTGCTTCATTAACTGATAAGGCAGCATTCTCGGTGTCTTTTCCAAACCGAAGTCAAGGTCAATTAAAAATTGCATTAGGATCGTCAATTACATCTGCTTTAAAGGCAGGTAGATACAGTTATGATGTTTTATTAAATGATGGTTCTGTAAAAACAAGAATCGTTAGTGGGAGTGCTATTGTTACTGCTGGAGTTACTACAGGTTAATTAATATGGCTGATATAAAAGTCAGAGTCGGTTCAAGAAATGCCAATAAAGTTATATCCACGATATCTGGTAGTGGAGGAACTTTAGGTGGATTATCAGATGTTGATATATCTGGTGGTCTACAAGATGGAATGGTGTTAGTTTTTAATGCAGCAACAAGTAAATTTGAAGCAACTTTACAATTAACGCCAGGAGCAACACAAAATTTAAACATTAATGGGGGAAGTTTTTAAATGGCCAGCATAATAAGAACAAGAA